AGCTACCACTGCTCCACGCCACGATAAAGCTGTTTATTCCTGCCAACAGCAAAGGGGTGTCTGTTCCACTCGTCAGCCTTGCGGCGTTTTCTCGGGCTTTTTAATAGGCTCTTCCGATTAGGCGGCTGCCCAATCGGATGCCTGTACCTTGAACTTGGTGTAAAGCTCGCCATCCTCGCAAGCAAGGATTTTGAAAGTCAAGTCCACATAATGACCCTCCTCCTCGGACGAACCAGGGCGGAAAGACACATGGCAGCGGCGAGCCTTGATGCCTGTCGCTCCGATGTTCTTCGGGGTCAGCTTCATGGAGAACTCGTCAGACACAACGTTGGTGCTGACAACAAGAGAGTTGCCGTCGGTGGACTTCACCGCTCCCGTGAAGAGGTTTTCGGTGTCGAAATCCATCTCTTTCACGCGCGTTGTCACGGTCACGGTAGGCTCTCCCTCCTCCTCCGCTACCACGATGCCGCCCGTGGCGGTCGCGGTAAGGGTCTCGCCGTCCTCTGTAGCGAGCGTGGTCGATTTGTCGTTGATTGTGCCGATGCTGACCAGGGTTTCAGCCATTGCGTCGCTGTCCTCTGCCAACTTGCCGACCTCAATCTTGCACTTCGACCAAGACATTATGATTTTCTTCTTTGCCATAACTTTTAATCTGCTAATCGGTAAAACTTAATTCTCGCATAGATAAGATGCTGCTCTATCTCATTGTTGAGCATCGTTGTCGGTGTTGTGTCCGTCTGCATCCAATATTCGGTATTCTCGTTGTCATCGACAAACGCCCTTATAGCCGTCTGCAACGTTGCAATGCGTGAATGGTCTATCACCTTGCTTCCGTCGCTGCGCACCTTGTCGGGGACGTAGAGGTTGAGGATGACAACGCCCGACTGCACCTGCTCGTCAAGCCCCGTGAGGAACTTTATTATCAAGTCCTCCGTCGTAGCGTTGGCAGGGCGCATCCCGTCACGGTAAACCGTGCCTTTGATAGCCTTGCCGAGGTCGCCATTCTTCACGAAAGAGTAAAAATCCCTTTCTATATCCTCTTCTGTCTTTATCATTACTTCGATGTGGTGAAACCGTCAATCAGTTGCTTCATCAACTCCTCCGCTTTCAGCTCTGCGGATGTGAGTACGTCCTTATGGTGGACTGCCTCGACATATGCGGCGTAGTTCATTCCCGCACAGACAATCAAGACGATGCCCCACGGAAACTTTGCCTGCAACTCATTCAAGAGGGCTTCGGCTGCGGGCGGACCAGCCTCGCCGTTGCCTTTCTTTCCTGCATATTGCTTCGATGCGCCGTATTGCACGGGTTTTCCGTCATAGAGGACTACATAACCTATCGACGAGCGTAGGTTGCCTGTTACATCGCCATAATCATTAGGATGTCGTTCACGAGCAATCTTATCGCACTCCTCACCGATACGGCAAAGATATTCGATAATCTTATTTGCAATGTCTTTCATCTTCGCCTGCAAGCCAGCCTTGAGTTTCCTCATATCCGTCTTGCTGACAATGATATTGGGATATTTGCTGCTATGAGCCGTTACCTGCGCCATTGCTATACGGTGATTTTCGTGCGTCCTACGGTAGTCAGAGGCTCTGCGCTGATAATGCGGTGTTCGCCGAGGTCTTCACCCAACCTTTCAAGCGTTATGCGGTCGTAGGGAAATTGCGCAAGCTCTATCATTATCTGATAGGACGCTTGGCGAAACTCGCCGTCCTCATACGTCCCTAATCGGGTGTCGTTGTTGACCTTTATAGAGCAAGGTATCGGGTCGCTCCATTCAACGGAGGCGGTATCGTCAGCCTCGCCCCATTCGTTCAGCCCTCCCTCGGTCACTATCGCATATCTCAACGTGCCGTTTGTCCTCATATCCTTTACCAGAGATTAGAGCCATCCTCGATAACCCTTGCGTAATCGTCAAGTTCCTCCTCCGCATCAAGCCCGTAGTAATTGCACCAATACAAAAGACTCTCTTTGATTGCATCCTCTCGCACGGCGGTAGTAACGCCGTTCTCGCTTCGGCTGCTCTCCACATAGCCGTGGATGAGCCGCGCGGCGCAACGGAAGATTGCGGGGTCTTTCGGTGTCGCGTCGGCTTCCGCCTCGATGCCCTCATTGAAGAGGATTGTTTCGAGCGTGGCTTTGTCGGGATAGAAAGTGTTTGCTATCGCGTTGCACAACGTGCTTAATGCTCGGAGGTTGTTCATGTCTGCTTACGCTTCGGTTTTGAGAGTATAGATGCCATTCATCTCGGTAATGACGGGCAATGCCATCACTTCCGCCTTGGTGAACTCAACGCCATTGCTGCCCTGCGTCTCGCCAACGCCCCACTGCGACACGCGGATGCGTCCGTAGTTGGAGTAGGCAACGCCGTTTTCGGGCTTCAATTCGCTGTTTGCCCATGCGTTCTTGACGAGACCCAACTTGCCCTCTGGAATAAACACGATATTCTTCGCGTTCCACGGAGTGTAAGGGGTGCGGGTCGTGCCGTTCTGAATGAGAACCTGCCTACGGATAGGCTCGAAAACAGGATAGTTGTTCTCGGTCATATAGGCGTTGATGTCTTTGAGCTGAACCATCTTTGAGGACTTGTCAGTACCCCAAATCATCTGCTTCATCTTCTTCGTGCGGCACATATAGCTAATCTTGCTCGGCGCGAGAAGTGCCTTTGCAAGCACGGTCTTGTCCTGCGCCGCATCGATGATTGCCTGTATGTCCTCGAAGCAGTCCACAGTGTCGATATTCGCGTCAGTCCATGCGGTGGTTGCCGACGCGATATTCTCTGCGGGCTGATTGAAGCTGATTTTGCCCCTTACGCCGCCCTCGGGGTTGGTCTCATCGTCAAGCTCCATGACACCCTCATTGGAGAGCGGACGGAGGAACATCATATCCAGCTTGCCGAGAACGGACTTTACGACCGTCTGCACGTTGCCGAACATGAGAGTGATGAGCTGCTGCGTCTTTGCGGCATCGGGGAGGGACTTGCTGTCGAGGATTTGCAGAACCTTGCGATAATCCTGCATTGTCATCGGCAGGGTGATGGCGTGGGAAAGGATTGTCTCTTTCAGAGTTTCAAGCCCCTCCGTGCCAAGTATCGCCTCTTTCGAGTTGTCGCCAATCGTGGGAGCTGCCACGGTGAGGTTGTACTGACCGATAAGCTCCTCGAAGTTCAGCCCGATAGTAGGCACATCCCAATCAAGATAGTTCTCAAAGATTACGTTGTCGAAGAGCTTTTTGTTAAGCTCCGACACCTTGTCAAAGCGCACCTGTACATTTCTCGTCAGTGCGCCGAAAATTGAAGAATAGAGAAATTCTGCCATAATCGTTTACTGCTTAATGAACAGGATGTTCGGATTAGACTTCAAGCAAATGCCGTTCTTCCAATCGTCCAGCACGGGGCAGGCGAGGCTCGGATAGAGCACAACCGCTTCGTATGCCGCATCGATTGTCGGGATGCCTTTGCCGTCAAATTCTTTCACTGCTCCGACAACGGCGTTTGGCGCATACTTCGATGTCGCCGTTGCGCCTGTCTCGGTCACGGCTTCGCTCTCTACAAGCACATCGTCAGCCGCAAGCCCTGTATAGGCAGCGGAGAGCGTCAGCACATCGTAGTCGGCGTTGCTCGTGTCGATTGCGGAGATTGTCGGCGTGGAAGCTCCATCGCCGTTCTTTGTGACCACATCGCCAGCCGCGAAGAGATGCCCCTTGGCAACCCTCGGCTTCGTGGTCGTGCCGCCCGAAAGCACCTTTGCGGTCTTGCAGACGGCGGCGGTCATCGTCTCGAAATCCACATAGAGCGGAGTGCCACGGTGAAGCACCGTGCCAACGGCGAAATCCTGCGCAGGCTTGAAACCGCCTGGCAGCATCCTGCACTCACCCCTCCAAATTTCGGGGAAATGACCTGCAACCTTGGTTCTCTTGAACTCAATAGCCATTTTTGCAATCAATTTTTAAGTTAACGAATAGGAGCTTACTTGTCGGGAAGGCTCTTTGCCCACGCTTCCGCACTGGCTTTCATCGCCTGTTCGTCCGCCTTGCTCGTTTCATGCGCCTGCTCCTTGGGCATGAGATTGTTCGTTACCAAGTCCTGCTTGATTTCCGCAAGCTCCTTGTCGAGGTCTGCATCATCCGCAAAGGACATGCGCTTCAACAGATAGCTTGGGATGCCCAGCTTCTTGGCTTTCTCGGCGATTTCGCCCTGTCTCTGTTCTTTCGCTTTCTCGGCTTTGAGTGCCGCATTCTCCTCCTGCAATGCTTTCAGAGCCGCGTCATTCGATTGCTGATACTTTCTGAACCATTCGGGAGCTTCATCGCCCGTGCTTTCGCCCTCATGCTCGCCCTCTCCTTTGGATTGCTGCTTTGATTGCGTTGTTTTCTTTGATGTCTTCCTCGTGATTTCGCCTTGCGTCATTTTGGCGTAAGGCACGAGCAAATCCACCTTTTTTGTGATGTCCTCGTCGGAGGCATCATCGGAAAGACCGTCAGAGCCGAGCGTGGCAAGCTCATCGAGTGCTTTATCCGTCAAGCCCATATCCTTGCATTTCAATGATAGGGCTTCCCTTAATTTCTTGTTCATATTATAGAGGTATATAGTAATCCGCCTACAAAGGTAATGGTATTTTCCGAGAAAGTGCATAACAAGCACGAAAAATTTTAAGTGAGAAAACTCGTGAATATCACATATTTAAGCGTATTCGGTAAGATTTAGTTGCAGTCGTACAGAATTTTTACAGACATTTTTCTTGTGAAAAAGTTGGCTATTATAAAAATAGTCTATATCTTTGCAACATCAATCAGAGCTTAATAGGCACGATTGAGACAAAAATAAAGTTCAACGCTAAAAAAATAAAAGACAATGTTACAGAAAGAATTTGAGGAAAGAGCGATAAAGGTCACGGAGCGGGAGTTCTCCGCAATCAATGCGGTCTATGAATACAGCAACCTCGAAAAGGACGAGTTCTGCAAGCTGTGGTGCAAGATGAACTACGCCCGCGTAGCAGCCTATAAAAAGGCACAGAAGAAGCTCGCCGTCGAGCAAGCCAATAAAGACCTCCTTTATAGCATCTATTGGAAGCTGGCAGATATGCAATACTTCCTCCCTATCGATGAGAACCTATCAAAGAAAGAACTCTCCTCCTTGAAAGAGGCAGGAATAGAGATATATAGCCAACATTATAATGCAGAGAACCTATATAAGCAGACAGTTGAAGTCCGCTACGACCTCGGCAGGGCATTGAAAATCATTAAATAATTCATCATAAAAAACAACGCACAATGGAAAAGATTTCAATCACAATCACCAACCGCACACAGGAAGTTGCGGACAGGGAGTTAAACAAGCTCTTCGATGAGCTTGTGCCAGCAAGAGGCAAAGCCGACACAAAGGCAGGCGAGATTGTTCGGGCTATGGCTCGGCTCGCTTACAGGTGGTTCAACGACGGCGATATATTCGGC